CCCTATTGGACAGAAGAATCCATCCCGTAAAGTCTTTGGTTTCGATCACTTCAAGGGTCTGGAGGTCACACAACAACCTACACCATCCTATGCTGGTTGGTCTGAAGGTGCATTTCGTATTGGTGATCCTTCCTATACTTGGATCCCTAAGACTGTTGAAGATGTGAAGAAAAAATGTTCCGTCTCACCCAACATTAAGATCTTTGTTGAAGATGTTCATGAGATGGTAGAGAAAGAACCATCTGATTTTGGTATTGGTAAGGTCGGTGCAATCCATATTGACCTAGACATTTACGAACCAACTGTCTCAGCATTCAAGTTTATTGATAAGTGTGAGTGGGATCAACTGTACTTCCGATTTGATGACTGGCACGGCCATGAACCTGATTATGATCACCATGAGAGAAAGGCTTTCCGAGAGTGGTTGACCAAACACGGATACAAGTTTGAAATCTATGAAGATGGTATCAGTGCTGGTGTCAAGGTATGGAAATAAAGGTATCTGTAGTCATCCCTTGTTATGAGTATGGTGGTAAGGGTGTCAGATATCTTTCTGATATGTTTCGAACCATCTCACAACAGACACTTAAAGAAGTAGAAGTTATTGTTACAGATCAGAGTGTTGATACAGAGATTGAAGATTTCTGTAATGATAATATCTTCGATCTCAATATCATTTACTTTAGAGATGAAGATCATAGGGGAGATGTTGCAACTAATATGAACATTGGAATGAGCCTTGCTAAAGGTGAGGTTGTTAAAATGATGTTCATGGATGACTACTTTTATACTAAAGATGCATTAGAAAAAACTTACAATGTATTGATGAACTCTGATAAAATGTGGTTAGTTTGTGGAACTAATCATACCAGAGATGATGGCAGAACATTTGATACATTCCTGATGCCAAGATGGAATGAAAATATGTTGAGAGCAAGAGGTAATAACACCATGAGTGGTGTAGCAGTTATCTCTTACAAGAACAAAGACATGGATGTGAAGTGGGATCCTAAGACATCTATGTTATTGGACATTGATTTTTACTATTCATTAAGAACTAAGTACGGTGATTGTTATTATCTCAATGACTGTCTGATGACTCAAAGAGTTAATTCGGATTCTTTGTCATCCAGGATCAGTGATGAAGATGTTCAAAAAGAGTTTGAGTATTGTAGAAAGAAACATGGTATTACATTATGAAACATTATCTATCAGTAGCATCAGTTTTTAAGAATGAGAGTTGGAATCTAAAAGAATGGGTTCTTCACTATAAACATCATGGGGTTGATCACATTTACTTGGTCAATGATTTTAGTGATGATGACTATCTGCCTATATTGCAACCATTTATTGATGAGGGGTTTGTCACTCTGTTTCAGAATGATATAACAGAAAGGTATACTGGTAGACAAACAGATGTAAACAATAAGTTTTTTCTACCCATTTGTGGAGAAACTCAATGGATTGCTCAAGTTGATCTAGATGAGTTTTTATATAGTCCTAAGACATTGGATTTGAAAGAAATTTTGCGAAAGTATGAAGACTATGGTAATGTAGAAACTAATTGGGTATGGTTTAATAGTAACGATCATCTTGAACATCCTGAGGGTGGATTGGTTCAGAACTTTACTAGTCGTGCAGAATTTAAAGATCAAGTTTGGATGACGCATAGGTCTAAATGTGCAGAGTCTGGACAAGAAGAACCTGAGTGGTTTCATCTTTGGGCTCCAAAGCAAATATCTAATACTAAATTTGGTGTTAAATCATTTAACATACACAAGATACCTACTAATGGACGTACAATTAACTTATCATTTGTTGGTAGACCTGATGACCCAGAGATTTTAAATAATCATTATCAGATTCAATCTAGAGAATTTTGGGAAAAGGTAAAAATGACTCGTGGAGCATTAAATAATTGGTATGCTTCTAATGCTAGAGGTTGGCATACTTTCTACTCACTAGATGTGGGAGACATTACGGACACAGTTCTTGCTGAACAAAATAAGGAGATTGTATTATGACTATTGGAATGAACAACTTGGGTAGGAATGGGAGGATTGGCAATCAACTCTTTCAGTATGCTGCTCTAGTAGGTATAGCTAAACAACGTGGATTTGATTTTCTTATTCCGGAAAATCAAGAATTGAGTAAGTGTTTTGAGATGCTTCATTGTGGAAATAGATATGGATACGTTGATGGAGATGAAATTGAACTTCATGATTCTCATGAGTTTTGTTCTGAACTATTCTTTGAGTGTCCTAATCACATCCATCTCAATGGATATTTTCAAAGTGAAAAGTATTTTTCAAATGCAGAGAGACTTTTGAAGTGGGATTTTAGATTTAAATCTGAAATTGTTGAAGAAGTTGAAAGTAAGTACAGTGATATTCTAAGCAAAAATCCTGTATCTATTTGTGTAAGAGAATATAATGATCGTTTTGACTATCCTGGTAGTCATAATAATCATCGTAATCTACCTTGGAAATATTTTGAACGTGCTATTGAAATTTTGGGAAAAGAAAGGCAGTATATTATTTGCTCAAACAATCTAGATCTTTGCAAGAAACAAGAAGTTTTCAGTGGAGATAATTTTCATTTCAATGATGTCACCACTAGAGTTGAAAAATCTTTCTTCGATCTCTGTCTGATGTCCAAGTGCTCAGACTTTATTATATCTAATAGTACGTTTGCTTGGTGGGGTGCTTACTTAAATAAAAATCCTGATAAGAAAGTTATTGCACCAGATACATGGTATGGTCCAGGACTTGCACACATTAGTACAAAAGATCTTTTACCTGAAACTTGGGAGGTCATCAAATCATGAGTATTATGGAAATTGGAATTCATTCTGGATCACCAGGTCTTGCTAATAGAATTAAAAATTATGTCTCTATACTGACCACTTTCAAACAGGCATTAACAACTAAAAGTTCTGATGCCTATATCTTTGATAGTATTGATATTGCAACCGAAGAACAACTTAATGCATATCCTTGTTATGATAATTGGAGACTTTATGTAGAAGAAAGAGAAAAAAAATATCTTGATAAATTCAAGCATATTGATCTTTTGTTTGATAAAACTCCATCTTACTTTATCGAAAAGTATAAGAAGGCTTTTTCATATCTTAAAATTAATAAAGATATTCTTGATTATGTTGATGAATTTACTGAAGATTGGGATGATATGATAGGTCTTCATATTAGATCTTGGTACTGTGATAGGAGAAAATATCATAGTAATCAACTTTTTGAAGACGTTATAGATAGATTAGACCACAATAAAAAAATATTTCTTTGTGGAGATAATGATCAAGTTTTGAATTATTTTGAAAATAAGTATGGTGATAGAATCATTACTCATTCTCAGGAAAGATATACTGATCCGCATTTAGCTGAATCTGGGCATAATTCTTCAATACAAACAAATGTTGATGCTTTTATTGATTTGATGCTTCTATCGAAATGTAATACTATTATTGGAACTTATGCATCAACATTTGCGGAGGTTGCATGGTGGTTGGGGCAGTGTAAATCAAAAGTTATCATACCAGAACCTGTTAATGTAGAAGAGTCTTTTAAGAATAAAATTTTTGAAATCTTATGAAAAAATCAATCGTAACTGGTGGGGCAGGATTTATTGGATCTCATCTTGTAGATAAACTTCTATCTTTAGGTTATGAAGTTATTGTAATTGACAATGAATCCTCTGATGGACATGATGAATATTATTGGAATAAGAATTCTCAAAATCATAAAGTAGATATTTGCAATTTTGCAGATATTGCTCCTTTATTTGTTGGAGTTGATTATGTTTATCATCTTGCTGCAAAAGCAAGTGTTCAGGCATCTGTAGATAATCCAATCCCTACAATTTCTACACAGGTGTTGGGGACGATTAATGTTCTTGAAGCAGCAAGACTTTCTGGTGTAGAGAAGTTTATCTACTCCTCTACATCTGCATGTTATGGTAATCGTAATCCAATTCCCAATGTGGAAACAATGCGTGAGGACCCTCTGAATGCATATGCAATTGGAAAACTTTCTGGTGAGCAATTGGTTAAGTCATACTATTGTTTGTATGGTATGAAGACACTTGCTTTTAGATATACTAATGTGTATGGAGAACGTGCAAGGCATGTTGGAACTTATGCTCCAGCAGTAAGTAAGTTTTTGAAGATGCGTAAAGAAGGAGAGGCACTTACTATTTTTGGTGATGGACTACAAAAACGTGATTTTATTCATGTATCTGATGTTGTTAATGCCAATGCACTGATCAGTTTTATGGAGTGTGATAATTGGGGAGAAGTTTATAATATTGGTTTTGGAAAAAACTGGAGTATTCAAGAGATTGCCGACTCTATTAGTTCTGATCAAGTACATCTTTCTGGAAGACCTGGTGAGATGAGAGAAACACTTGCCGACATTCGTAAAGCAAAAGCAGAATTAACTTGGAAACCTAAAGTAGATATTTTAGATTGGATTGGAATGCAATTATGAGATATGACCTAACTAAAGCAACATTTATTATTCCAATTCGAATAGAATCTTCTGATCGTCTCAGAAATGTTATTACCACAACAGCATTTCTTTTGGAGAATTTTGATACCAATATAATCATCAAGGAAGTAGATTCTGAATCAGTATTTGAAAAGGAAGCACTTCCAATTCTAAAAAATATTCTTGATGTTGATGTTGATGTTAATCATATTTTTGAAGACAGTGATGCACCTTTGTTTCATAGGCAAAAAGTTCTGAATGAAATGATTATGGAAGCAGATACGGAGATTGTCATTAACTATGATTGTGATGTAGTACTTCCTATTGAATCATATCAACAGGCATATGAGTCAATCCTAGATGGAACATATGATGTTGTTTATCCTTATGGTCAAGGAACATATCAATATCAAGTTCCTGCAAGTGATGAAGTAGTTTCTCACTTCTTGGAGACGGGAGATTTTGAATATTTAAATAGTAGATCTAAAAATCACACTTCTGATTTTGGTTGGGCTCAATTCTTTAATCGTCAAGTTTACATTGATGGTGGAATGGAAAATGAAAACTTCAGAGCGTATGCTCCAGAGGATAAGGAAAGATTTTACAGATTTACCACACTGGGGTATAATGTTGGTAGAATAAATGATTATGTATATCATTTAGAACACTCTAGAGGTGAAAATTCTTGGTTCAGTAATCCTCATATGGAATCTAATATGCATGAATGGGAAAAAATTCAATCTATGGATAAAAAAAATCTGGTTGAATATTATTCAAATCAAAAATATCTAACAAAATATAAAAAATGAAAATAACTATTCTTGGATCGAGTGGTCAGATTGGTGCATATCTTACTGAGTATCTTCGTGGCAAAAATCATGAGGTAACTGAGTTTGATGTTGCTCGACATCATGGAGAAGATCTGACGCAGATTCCCAATCATAATCTTGACCGTGCCATTAAGAATGCAGACTTTGTATTCTTTCTTGCCTTTGATGTAGGTGGATCACGATACCTGAAGAAGTATCAACACACCTTTGACTTCATCAATAACAACACCAGACTGATGGCAAATGTCTTTGGTCTCCTAGAGAAGTATAATAAGAGATTTGTATTCGCATCATCTCAAATGAGTAACATGAGTTACTCTCCTTATGGTGCTTGTAAGAAACTTGGAGAACTATACACTACTGCACTTAAAGGACTGACTGTTAAGTTTTGGAATGTGTATGGTATCGAAAAAGATCATGAGAAAGCACACGTCATCACTGACTTTATTCGTAGAGGATTTGAGGAAGGTGAGTTTGAGATGCTGACTGATGGTACAGAGGAGAGGCAGTTCCTTTATGCAGAGGACTGCTGTGAGGCACTAGAGATTGTGATGGAAAACTTCACGGACTTTAAATCAGAAGATCCTCTTCATATTACTTCCTTCAGTTCTACTTCTATTAAAGATATTGCCTCAATCATTCAGGGACAATTTAATTTGATTGGTAAGACAGTAAATATTAAACCTGGTCTTGCAAAAGATAGTGTGCAGATGGATAAAAGGAATGAGGCAAACACATATATTACTGGGTGGTGGTTGCCCAAAACTGGTATAGATAAAGGAATTGCAAAAGTATTTGAGGCTATGAAAGGTGATTGGATTTAATCATATTGGAACGATTGGAAGATTTGGTAATCAAATGTTTCAGTATGCAGCACTAAAAGGTATTGCTGCCAATCGTGGATTTGATTATACGATTCCACCTGAAGATCCAAGAATTCAAATTGATAACTATGGATTGCTAGAGGCATTTGAACTTACGACTAATAAAAACATTGGTTGGATTGAAAGCACTAATGTTCAACAAGAAAGATTTTTTCATTTTGATCAAGAACTCTTTGATAGTTGTTCTGATAATGTAAGTATTCATGGATTCTTTCAGTCAGAAAAATACTTTAAGCACATTGAAGAAGATGTTCGTAAAGATTTTACTTTCAAGGATAATTGGTTAGAACCTTGTAAAGAATTTCGTAGTCAGATGGGAGAAGAAGTTATCTCCCTCCACGTTCGTCGTGGTGATCCTGGTCTTGCCGATAAGAGAGGATTTAAGTGGGCATATGTTAACCTTCAGCATCAACATCCTGTGCAACCTCTTGAGTATTATGAGAAGGCACTTGCAGAGTTTGATGATAACTTGCCTGTAGTTGTATTTTCTGATTCGATTGAGTGGTGTAAAGAGCAAGAGTTCTTTCAGAATGATCGATTCATGTTCTCTGAACCAGAAGATACACACTCTGATGGTGCATTAGTTCCTTATCTTGATATGTGCTTGATGTCTTTGTGTGATCATGCTATTATTGCCAATAGTTCTATGAGTTGGTGGGGTGCATGGTTGATACAAAATCCAAACAAAAAAGTAATTGCCCCAAGTATGTGGTTTGGTTCTGACTATGCTGATAAAGACACTAAAGATTTGTATTGTGAGAATTGGAAGGTTATCTAATGGATAAAAATAAGGCACTTTATAAACTCAAAGGACTTCCTCCCATATATTATCTGAATCTGGATGAGCAACCAGAAAGAAGAGAATATATGGAAGAGCAATTTAAGTATTGGGAGATTGAGAATTATACTCGCATCTCTGCATATGATGGTAGGGACGGTAGAGACCTCGGAGACATTCTTAAAGGAAGATATCCTGATAGTATGTCTTCTGGTGAGGTTGGATGTACTACGTCACATCTGAAAGCAATGGTAGAGTTTCTTAAAACAGATGCTCCATGTGCCTTAATGATGGAAGATGATTGTGATATTTCTACTGCATCTCATTGGCCTTTTGAATGGAAAAATTTTTATGCAAAAATTCCTTATGATTATGATGTAATCCAACTTGCTGTCATTAATCCTGCATCAATTCATTTAAAAATGCATAAGAGATTTGTAAATGATTTCTCAACGGCATGTTATCTGATTACACGTCGTCATGCACAAAAGTTGATTGACCTTCATGTAAGAGGAGATAAGTATAAGATTGATAATGGAGTCAAACCAAGAGCGGTTGCCGATGATTTGATTTATAATTCTGGAAACACTTTTGCTATTCCTTTGTTCTTATATAAACTTGAGTTAGGTTCTTCCATTCATAAAGAACATATTGATGTTTTTCATAAGTCAAGTTATGAAGGTCTTTGGAATTTTTGGAAAACTCAGGCAGTTGATATTCAGGATTGGGATGCCATTTTTGATTATGATCCATATTTTAACCGATTACCTCCTGGGTTTGAGGGGAAATAGTAAGCATTTATACTGACTTCTCTTGACAAGACTTTATGTTTCCTATATAATACTGTAATGTTTCTTCACAAAACTCAAATGACTGTAACAACTGAAGACGGTGGACGCACAAACATGTGGGCTACTGAACCCCGCATGTACGTTGATCCATCCTATACTGAGACGTATGGTCTTGAGACATATGCAGAACGTGCAGAGAAACTCAATGGTCGCACGGCAATGATTGGATTTGCCGCAGCACTGGTTTCTTATGCTACGACTGGTAGTGTGTTCTTTTTTGGACTTTTCGGTTTCTGAGTACTTGACAATGCATTCAATCTTGTTTACAATGACCAGTATTGCCTTCCTTGTATTGTTGGCATACTCTGTACAAAATCTTTCTGAAACTTACTAATGACTTTTAATATTACTCTCCGCACTCCTGATGGTGCAGAAACCACTGTTGCTTGTGAGGATGATCAATACATCCTTGATGCAGCAGAAGAAGGTGGAGTTGATTTAAACTACTCTTGTCGTGCAGGTGCCTGTTCATCTTGTGCGGGTAAGATTGTATCGGGCACAGTAGATCAAAGTGATCAATCATTCTTGGATGACGATCAAATGGAAGAAGGATTTGTGCTTACTTGTGTTGCATATCCAACTTCTGATGTTATAATTGAAACTGAACAAGAAGAGAAACTGTACTGATGCACGGAAGTCTTGAACCAGAAGATCGAGTAATGGATGCTCCATCTGTTTATGAACAAGTTTCTTCTCTTGCCCAAAAATATGGGTGGGAAGAAGGTGATAACATCGTAGTTGAAATGGCAGGAACTCAAGTTTCTGGTATCGATGTTGGTGAAGTCTATAACAAAAAATGGCAATCACCCATTGGTACTCGTAAGTACAACAAAGAAGCATTCATTGTTATCAAAAATCTCTCAAGAGATCCCTTTGAGTCTTCTAAACCTATGGATAGAGATCACAAACCTCAACATCCATATGAACCAGTAAAGAATGTTTAATCCAAATCAACTCTATGATGATATGGAGAGACTAAATGCCCTATACGAAGAACTCTGCTGGGCACATGATGATGAACTAGTATTCACTCATGAAAATGGTAGAGTCATTATTTACAACAAAACACAGGAGCAAGAACAATGAACGAAAGAGCAGAACGTATTAATGGATGGGCAGCAATGATTGGTGTCATTGCAGCTATGGGATCATATGCAGCAACAGGTCAACTTATTCCAGGAGTATGGTAAAATGATGTTATTAGCAACCTTAATGTTTGGTGCTTTTATAATTCATTCGATGTTTACAGAAGATGTTGACGATGATGACCATTTTGATGGTGGTATGTTGATACCAGCACAAAACCCAATTCAATAACAGACAAAAAAGACTTTACTCTATATACTGAGTAGAGTCTTTTTTATTATATGCCAAAGAATCAATTGAGTAAGGACGAACTGATATGTCATGTTCTTAAACTCAAGCATGAAGTTGATGGAGAATCGAAATCAGTTTGGCAGAAAGAAAAGGACTTGGCACACAAGTATCTAAATCGAGTACTGGATCGAATTCAAGAGTATCGATACTAGGTCTTGACGGAATTTTCAAAGACCTGTATAATAGATGGGTCTTCGGGACACCACCTCAAAACACTCCTAACACGGGGGTTGACAAGGACGGGAAACCGTAGTATTATAAATAAGTCAGCAGGTTAAGAAACCAACACATTTCTTAACAAGTCGTAACACCCCTCAAACCAAGACCTCTAGGGTGTCTAAACACGTCTTTCATATCCCAGACTTAGGGTGTCTGGGAAATAGTAACTCCACCATTCCCTGATGGTCTTACTTTTCGTACAAAACAATGGCTACAACTCTTTCAAGGCAACAAACCTCTCCGTGGAATGATTTCTGCGAGTGGGTAACTTCAACAAACAATCGTCTTTATGTCGGTTGGTTCGGTGTATTGATGATCCCAACACTGTTAGCAGCAACTGTCTGCTTCATTGTCGCATTCATCGCAGCACCTCCCGTCGATATTGACGGTATCCGTGAACCCGTAGCAGGTTCACTCATGTATGGCAACAACATCATTTCTGGTGCAGTTGTCCCAAGTTCAAATGCAATCGGTCTCCACTTCTACCCAATCTGGGAAGCAGCATCACTCGATGAGTGGTTGTATAACGGTGGTCCTTTCCAA